CTTATCATCCATATGGATACAAGGCATCTCAACCCCTGTTGGGTCATCAGTAAAACAAAAGAAAGGTGCGTCAGATTGTTTACGCACCATGCGTTGCAGTTTATTTACATACTCTGCATCAAATTTATCACCTATCTTTAGGCAGGTAAAACAATAATTATCTATCACCTGCTTTCCTGTTTTCAGAATAATACTCTGCAAAATGTCCGTCAGGATATCTCTTAGATAACTTATCTATATTCATGTCAGCAACTTCTTCAAAACTTATATCAAGTGCCATACATGCTTGAGCAACATACCACAATACATCACCAAGTTCTATCTTTAGATGCTCTAAGTTATCTTCACTGGCAGGTTTACCTTGAAAGATCATCTTCTTGACAATCTCCATAAACTCACCACCTTCAGCAGATATACCAACAGCAGCAGTAAGTAAACGCTGTATTGCTACGTCACCACCTAGTTCTTGTAAACGATAAACAAACGCATCAGCATCCTTAGATGGTGTGCTTGTAACTGAGTTTACAAATTGTGTATACTTATCAAAACTTGAAGTCATTAAATTTTGCTTTGGATTCCTCGGATTTATTATACTCTACTATATCTGTATCGTCAACTATATCATTTTGTGCTGACTGTTCACAATCATATAATCTCATTTTAGCACGATCAATACCAACAACAAATCTCTTGTTCATGGTAGGATCATTGTACCTATTCTTCAACTGCTTGACCATTATTTGATTAAGTTTCTCCTTATCCGCCGTACTAATAAGAGCGAACATAAGATCAGCAGTAGCAGGGAGACCAAAAGATTCAGATGTGTCAGTAAGATTAGGGTCTGAACTAGCAAAACCAGACCTAGTAGTTTGCGTAGCTGAGACAATTGGTACAGTTGCTTCGACTGCCAATCCTCTAAGTTCTTCAGCAATTGCCTTGACATAAGAATACGAATTTACGTTTACTGCAGTTCTATAACGTGATGAACCACAGATGTTTAGATAATCTATGAATATTATATCAGGTTCAAATGATTTCTTCAACTTAAGTTCTTGTAACAACGCTTTGAAATGTCCACAATGTGCTGACGCTGTAGGATACTCCTTGATGATTAGTTTCCCAGAGGTTTTTGCTGCAAGTTTGTCAATTTTCTTGGTGAATGAAGACTTAGGGATCTCCGATATATCTTGGATGTTAACATTAAGTAAGTTTGCATCGATTCTTTCCGCAATCTTTTCCTCTGCCATCTCAAGTGTGATGTATAGAACGTTCTTTCCTTGGAGGAGAACGCTTGCAGCAACATGGCACATAAAGAGACTCTTACCCACACCCGTGCCAGCGAGAGCGATATTAAGTGTCTTGTCAGACAGTCCACCCGAAGTAATCTTATTAAAGTATTCAAGATCAAAGGGTGTTTTATTTTCGACTTTGTGATAATACTCAAAGCGATCCTTTGAATCATTGATGTAGTCATGTCCAACGTGTTGATCGAAACCTACTGAAAGAGCATCAGATAATATACTAGGAATAGCATCAGGACTTTTCTTTTCATCCTGCCCATCAGCAATTTTGATAGACTCCATGAGTGCTAAGTAGATAGCACGTTCTTTACACCACGATTCAGTAGTATCAAGAACCCATGTACGATCAGACTCTGTTGGCACTAGAGATTCTACTAGTCTAGTTACTAATGAATATTCATCTTGAGATAGATCTACTCTCTTCTGAAGTTCAATATTCAAAACTTCTTTTGTAGGAAGTTTATCATACTGAGTTAGAAAAGAAGAAATCTGTTCAAAGACTAATGTGTCACATTTTTCCTCAAAATATTCAGGACGTAAAAAAGGTAAAACCTTTCTAGTATACTCCTCATTGAATAATAAATTATTGAGAATAGTTGTCTCAACTCGTTCCATAATTAGCGGTGAAGGAAATACTTAGCCTTTGTAAATTTTCTTTGAATGGTGTAACTGTATGCATAAGGTATGCTGGAAATACTATTAGTAATCCAGAAACAGGATATGTATAGTATGCATCCAAATTAAATGCAGTTGGTTTTTCTATTTTTCTAAGTCTAGGAAATCTTAGACCATAGTTAGGATCTTGAAAATAAATAGACCCTCCTCTTTCACCATCCCATATACCTGGTTTAAGAGGATTGCCCTCACTATAATTAAACTCAGCTGTATTGTCAATGATATGTTTGATTGGATAATATACACCTGTCAAAGCACTGTTAGTGTGGTTGTGACCAACATTCATATCACCAGTGTAATTCATATTAGCCCACAATCTACTTACTATCAATTTATCTTGAAAACCATACCGATCACAATAATCATTTACAGATTCTTGTATTTTATTTTTCAATACGTTGAAACTTGAATACCTTACCTCCATATCTATTTTACTATGCCACCCACCAAAATTACTACGCTGAGTACCTTCCTGATCTTTATGCATTTCACTAATAGTATCAGTGACTAGATCAATATTCAAACCATGACTCTCATCCTCACCATAATTGTATAAACATACTGGTATAGGAAACAGTGGTAATGATGTTTTAGTTACCATAAGAAATAAAACCGTGTCTCCATTTTATTACCCAAAACCTTTCTTGTCAACTCCCAGAGTTTTATATCCTACTCTATTCATATATTGCTTATTTTCATAGTGAAGAAAAGTCCCTAACATATATTTTGCATATCCATTCTTAATAGGTTTTCCCCTATGAAGATAACTCCATGCAACAGGAAACATAACAACTGATCCTGCGGATACTTTAGTTTGATAATTATATTGGGGAAATTCAGTTTCACCCTCATCAAAATCATCATTCAAATAACATACAAAAGCTAAAAATCTTCTAGCATTGTCAGCATTACTGACATCAACATGAGTATCATGTTGCTGTTCATCAGCAGACAAATATCTTTTTATTCTAATATTTTCATACTTATATGTTTGTGGCCATTGATTCTTATAAACATTAACATCTTTCTTATATTGTAAAATTAGAGATTGAAATTTATCAATAACTTCTTTAAGAGGTTTTTTAAAAACTTGATGTTGCATAATATCAAGTCTTTGACAATTACAAGCACCACAAACTTTTTGTCCTTGAGGATTATAACAAAGACTCATTTTTTTTACGTTTTCTTCTTGCTCTCTCCACAATTTCTCATATGTATTAATCAAATGAGAACATAGTTCTGAAGAAAAAACATTTTTATAAACTTTAATAAACTGTGTTCCATCAGTTACCATAACTAAATTCCTTTTGTGCTATTTCATCTAGAGCTTGCATAACTTCGGGAGTAAAGTATTTCTCTGGTTCTTTGTACACTGCTTTAGCATATACTTTTTTACCATTGATTTCATATCTACCAGCAACATTCTTCCACAACCCTCCTATCTCTCCTAATTCTAAGAGACCATAATACTTATCAAGACCACGTTCATCATAGAATAAACGTATCTCAACCTGCTTGTTCTCTTTACTCAAACGTGACTTGACTGTCTTAGCTTTGATAATGTTTCCGATGACTTCTTTGCCATCTTTCTCTTTTGATTTGCTGAGATAAATGATTGTACTCGCTGCATACTTGAGTCCCGAACCTCCTCCCATTTCTTTAGTTGGTACGTAAGCTCCGATGACATCGTACGTATGGTTTGTGACAATGAGTGGGACATTTGCTTGACCAAGTTTTAGGGTTAACATTCTAAATGCACCTTTGACTAGTTGAGATTTTGTCATGTCTCTTACTAGTTTATCATCTAGTGCATCTCGTATTTCTTTCTCTGTAGAAAGCATACCTAAAGAGTCTAGCACAAACATACAAGGTTTGCGATCATCTATAGGGGTTTTCAAATACATATCAATTGCTTTCAATGCCGTACCACGAAAACCTTCAATAGTAACAACTTCTACAATAGCAACTCTTTTAGTATCTATTCCACGAGACTCTAAAAGTTCTTTATTGATAGCAGATTCAGTATCGAAGTACAGAACATAAGCATCAGGATTATCGTCCAAGAAATTCTTGACAACTGCGAGGGCGAAGTAAGTTTTACCAGTAGAAGTTTCACCAGCAATGGCAGTAATACGATTGCTAGATACCCCACCACTAATGGAGCCGCTAACCAATCCATTAAAGATAAGTGATCCCGTGTTGATAAATGCTTCGCTAGTCTCTTTATCGGATGCGATTTGTGCGTAGTCTGACCCAATTTCTTTTACTATGTCTTTTAAAAAGTCCATTCAAATACCTAATAATTTACGTTGACGTTCAAAATAATTGTGTAGTATCCAAGAACTACTGTTTATTTTTGATAAACCACCAACTGCCCACCTAAAGATAACTCTATCATCATCAACAAATCTATCATACTCAGGAGTATTTTCATTGTGTCTATCACCACCATTACAAAATACTACCTGATCAGATATTTCCAAACACTTTTCTATAGCACCACAGGCAGAATCATCTGAATCATCCCAAGATATAACAGCATCCACCATGTTTAGATGGCGAAGTATGTCTGCTCTTTCAGTCCAAGATTGAAAGTACTGTCCTTTCTTTCTCTTGAGCCAAGGATCACCATTCAATCCCACAACGAGATAG